AACCTGCGGCCAGCAGAGTCATATTCCGCCTTAGCTTGGGTGCCGGCAGTGATGGCCTCGGCCTTGGTGCGGTATCCACCATGGCTGATAGAGTTGCGTTTTCCATTGATTTTGGCTCCCTCAAAGGACCATTCCCATGTTGAGCCGCGTTTCCTTGTTCTTAGTTGTCCCATGTATCATTCCTCCTGTGTTGTTGCGATATCGCAATAGATTTTGGGTAAAATTAATACGCCCTTGCCAGGGCGCTCCAGGAATGATATAATTCAAGTGTCTGTGTTGAATTATCTTCCCGGGGTAGCCTGGTAAGAGAAATCTATGTGAAAAGCTCTGGGAGTTGTAGCTCCTGGGGCTTTTTGTTTTCTACGCTATTTAGAGTTGCTTATAAATTTTTCTATCTGGTCGCGATTCCATAGTTTAACGTTAAGGGAATTAGCGTCATCAATGGCCTGTCTAGTAAAATATCTGTTAGTCATAACAACGGCTATATCCTTTTTATATATTCCTTTTCCCGAATGTGCTTCTTGTATAGCAGAATTTCCTATATTAGATTGATAACATTTGCATTGAATGGCATATGTTATACCATCTTTTTCCGCTAAAATATCAATCCCGTGGTCCCCGCTACCCTGGGTGACGGATACGTTTACAAATCCATTTTTTTCAAGGAGAGATGCACAAAAATACTCGAATTGGTGACCATCCATATTGTCATACAAAATATTTGTTTGCTCATTAGTAGAGGAAAGTTTAATTGGACTAAATAATTGGTTTAATTGTTTGCCATCATACACTTTTAATAAATCTATTTTTATACCAAGTGCTAAATTTTTAATGTGAAATTTTGAAAATAGTATAAAATATATTCCTGCACGATTGGATTTTAAAAGTAGTTGCAAAAAAGTATTTTCGGCGCTATCTGGTAAATCATGCATTTCATTTACTATAATTATAATCTTGGGTAACCATTGCCCCCATTTGGCTTGAATTATTTTATTGTAGCTGTTAATATTACTGGCTCCTGCCTCCCCAAATTTAGATATTCTATTTTGAATTTCCGTATATGTCCAATTTAATGTGCTCACCCATCTATTAATGGATGTTACGACCGGAATTAACATATGCGGAATTTGATTGTAAACGTTATATGTAATAGCGCTACTATCAAGAAGGATTAATTTTAATGTAGATGGAGAATTGAATTTCACCAGGTTATTAATAAAATTTGTTTGGTGTTCCTCTGTAGCTTGAGGAACTAAAATATTTCCCAAATCATTTAATAAGTAACCGTCTTGAGAATAGTCTGTGATAATACCAAGAGGTTCTTCTAAATTCTGTTTTATAATATTATTAAAACTATCAATGGTTGGTATCTCTAATGATACACTATCTTTCTTTTTATTGCAGTTGTATCTGTTTTTGAAAAGAGTGAAAATGTTCATTTATTTTAACCTCAATTCAATCAGTTTCTCTGGAAATCCCGTACAGTTGCAGAATTGTTCTACAGTGCATTCAGTATAATTCGTAAGCATATCATCGGTAATAAGCAGATACGCGGCAAAACGATTTGCCCTACGCTCAGTTTTTGAGTTTAGCAGGAGCGTTTTGTTGCGAATGAAATAGCAGTTCTCTTTCCGGTCAAAAATGGCATGGGCTAATTCATGAGCCATAACAACCTTCAACTCCACACCGCTTAATCTATTGTTTAGAAATATATAGCGATGATTTTTCAAAAACATATAACAGCCTTCGTGTTTACAGTTTCCTATTTGATAAAGAACGCCAAGGCGATTGGCAATTTCAAATGGATTATTTGTGCCGTAAATTTTCTTATAGTATGCAACAAGGCGTTTTATGCGTTCAGTTTCTCCCGTGGCACTCACCTACTTTTTATATCGTTTGTTGGTGTACTTTTCTTTATTGATAACTTTAAGTCTCTTCAAGGCAAGTTCTAATTCATCCCGAAATAAATCAGCCGCTTCTGGGTCGAGTTCCTCACCATCATAGCTGGCGGGGCCGGCTTCGCCAGAAGTGAGCTTTTGCATAATATTATTCAAGTCTTTTGCGATGTCGCGTTCATCCTTTGCGGTAAGTCCCTGGGCTTTTTCTTTGTGCGGGGCGTTACCTGTCATCAAGTAGTCCACGGTTACGCCAAAATAATCGGCTAATTTCTGAACCTTTTCCATGCTAGGTTTACTGGTGTCTACTTTACATAAGGACCCTCTTGAAAATCCTAGTGCTTTTTCGGTACCTGTCACGGTAACGCCTTTCTTTTTACATAGCATTTTAATTGTCTCATACGTCAGCATAATTTTCTCCCAATTCAAAGTTGAAAAAAATACGCAAAAGTATTGACATATTGAAAATAATACGTATAATATAAATATGAGTTGAAAATAATACGTAAAATCAATATGTGCGTCATAATTTTCTTATTAGTTTGTGGTGATTCTAATTATAGAATATTTTACGCAATATGTCAACGGAAATACGTATTATTTTCAAACACATATACTATGCCGCGGAAGCATGTGCGGCGAAAATAATGTGCTGCGTTGGAACGTGGTTGATAGTTACAAAAGCCTGTTACAGCTTCTTTTCTAAGTGGTAGGCCATCGGTGTTTCACCGAAGCAACCGAAATAAGATAGCGCTACTATCTCATATCCAAGTTTACACCACTTGTCCGCAAGGGACTTTGAATGAATGGTTCTTTTTATACTATCACCTCCATTCATAGAGGCGATTCGCAGCACGCATTTTCATTATAGCATAGGAGGTGAGACAAGTGTTATACGACAATGTAAAGGCTCTATGTGATAAACACAAAATTTCCATTTCATCACTGGAAAGAGCACTGGAATTTCCGAGGAGCAGTATTTGTAAATGGAACGAAAACGAACCAGGTATCCGCAAAGTTCAAAAGGTGGCTAACTACTTGGATGTTCCGATTGAGAGGCTTCTGGAGGACGAAGTTGTGAAAAGAGGAGAGTAAGAGAGGTGACAAAAGAAGAATTTGATAGGACTCTGAATGACCTTAAGAAGGCACATAAACAAAGCCGACAGTCACAATGGATTTCACTGGTGGCTATGGCATTAAGTGCGATTGCTTTGGTTATAAGGCTAGTTGCGGTACTACGATAGCAACAATACTGATGATAATGGCGGCAATATGTCAACTGGAAAAAAGGAAGGAGGATATAGATAATGGTAGAACCATACAAACCGTTGTACACGGTGGAGGAAACAGCAACCGTACTTATGACGAACACGGATACCGTGTATGGCCTGATTAGAAAAGGGAGCCTGCGAGCATTAAAACTGGGGAGGATAAAGATTCGAGGAAGCGATTTGGAGCAATTCATTGAAGATTACCCAGTATTCCAAGGGGAGGGACAAGCCAATGACAAAAGTAACTGAGTTAGCCATCCGCGCCAGAGCAGCGGTCCAGTATCCCGGCTGGCGTGTGGATTTTGTGGGACCGGCCACTGCGGTGATGACCAATATCATGGGGCACAGGCGTATGGTGACCTTCCGACGGTGCAGGAGGCGCCGAGACGGCCCAATCATGATGGCAGCTAAGTGGATTGTGCCGGCGGTTATCTGGCTGTTGGGGATGTGGATGGTATCTATCGTGGTCATGGCGGCGGCCATGGGCGTGAGACTGTGAGAGGAGATGAGGATAATACAGAGACAAGTTATTAAAGGTATCATCATACAGGCCATGGTCCAATCTGGTGTCGTTATGACCGGTAACGCAGATAGGATTGAGGCGGGGGCCGAGGCAGCAAGTAATGAGATATTGGAAGAAATGAAGATGGACCCCAGCGGCGGCAACCGCAAGAGGCCCAATAACTAAAAAACAACACACCCTTATTGTAAGGGATTTTAGGAGGAAAAGCAAGATGCTTACCAAAAAAGAAGTAACCAACTGGGTATATAGGGTCCGGGATAAAGCGTTCAGGAGCCTGCAGGATGCGTATGAAAAGGCAGTCAAGGAAGAGGAGGACCGGATATTCAAGGAAAGTGGGGCCGCCGACATAATTAAAAAGCTGGAAGCCTCGATGCGGGAGATGAACCGGGAGCATGAGAAGCTTATAAACCTTATGCGCGATAGCCAGGAGATGTCTTATGAGACAGCGTCATGCTATGGATTATCCTACTACCTAGATAAGATTGACCCGGTTGATAAGAGAGTTCGGAACGCTATTAAATATGATTCTAAAAAGCTTACACAGCTCAAAAAGAAATATGAGGACGACGAGAGGAAAGTCGGTGCCAATTATGCAGCAGTGCTGGCGGAACTGAAACTTAAGTCAAATGTCAAGCGGTGTATAGAGTATCTAAAGGAACTGGGCTTTGATGTGAGCAGCCTGGAGAAACTGGAACATACAGAGGTGGCAGTGCAGCTGGACAAGCAGTATCTGTTTGTCTGCGGGGACAATAAGTAAAGGGAGGCATTCAGATGTTGATGGCTATTAAGGGAGGACAGGTTTTAGTAAAGGGTGCCAACAGTACTCAATATGCTGCGATAAAATCGTGGAACATGATGCGCTGGAACCGGTCAGAACAAATGTATGCAGGGCCAGTGACAAAGGACTTGCTTAACCGGCTTTCAGATTTAGTGGGGAAGCTCCCAGAGGCAGCCGAAGAGGAGAGGCAGAAGCTTAACCGGCTGTCAGCAGCAATCGATAAGGAGCGCATGGAACCTGAACCAGAACCATTCATACCTCCCCCAGTCAAGGTAAAACCATACCAGCACCAGATACGGGGATATAACATGGCCCTGCTTTCACTTGGCCTAGTGGATGTGACAAATAAGGAGGTTCCAGATGTTAAGCATTAAGGAGGCCATTGAGATTTCCAGGATACTCTGCAAGGCCCCGGAGGAACGGCTGGCAATGATCCTCGCTGTCTATGAGGAGGCAGGAATCATAATATCAGGGCTGGAGGAGCTGGAAGAGTGGAAGTCCTTAAAGGACCAGTCCAGCCTGATTGACATACAGGAGTTCCTTGAGGATCTGGAGACACAGTATCCAGCAGATGAAAAGGGCGACATCCGGATACGACCGGACCAGCTTCAGAAGGTATGCGATGAACGGAAGGTTAAGGTATCCTGCTGTAAGCGTATCCTGGCAAGGAAAGGATACCTTAAGACCCATATGGATGGCAGTAAGCTGAATTATACAGTGACACTGTGGGTGGATGGGCAGAGCCAGAGATTTGTTGTGATTAACAGGGAGCCGGTGTACCTGAAGGAGGTGGTGTAGATGGAAAAGAAAGAGCAGTCCATACATAAAGGGTTTGGTTTTCTGTTTGAGATGGGATGTGGAAAAACCATCACAGCCATATCCGTGGCAGGTACGGCATACCAGATGGGGAAAATCAGGAAACTCTTGGTGGTTGCTCCCACATCGGTATGTAGTGTATGGCCGAAGGAGTTTGATGATTATGCGGATTTCCGCTACTGCGTTAAGGTATTGCTGGGAACGAAGGATAAACGGATTAAGCTGCTGGACGACCTGGATGCGTTCCCATATGAAGCGCTTAAGGTGGCAGTCATTAACTATGAAAGCACCTGGAGGGAAGGGGTGTTTGAGGCACTTTTAGACTGGGATGCCGATATGGTCATTGCGGATGAGAGCCAGCGTATCAAGTCGCACGATGCACAGCAGAGCAAGGCCATGCACCAGCTGGGAGACAAGGCAAGGTATAAGCTCATCCTGTCAGGGACGCCGGTACAGAATGATGCAATCGACCTGTACAGCCAGTACCGATTCCTGGATCCATCCGTATTCGGTACGAACTATTATCAGTTCAGGAACCGCTATGCCATCATGGGCGGGTTTGAGCGGCGCCAGATTGTCGGTTACCGTGATATGGACGAACTTATCCGAAAGGAGCATTCCATTGCTTACCGGGTAACCAAGGAGGAGGCGCTGGACCTTCCTGAACAGACGTTTGAAAACCGGGTCATCACATTGAGCACGAAGGAGCGGCAGCTGTATGACCGGATAAAAAAGGATAGTTTTGCGGAGTTGGAAAGTGGCGGACAGATTACGGCAACCAGTGTGCTGACCAAACTGCTACGGCTCCAGCAGTTTACCGGCGGATTCATCCAGGCAGACGAAGGGAACCGGCCGGAACTGGTAAGCCGCGGGAAGATAGATGCCCTGGAGGATATATTGGAGGATTATGTCATGACCACGGGTAAGAAGCTTGTCATCTTTGCAAGGTTCCGGCCGGAGCTGGATATCATTGAGAAGCTGTTGAAAAAGAAGAAGGTAGGTTATGGGATGATTTACGGGGACATTAAACTGGATGTCAGAGGAGATATCGTAAAGGATTTCCAGACAAATCCGGCAACCAAGGTATTCCTGGCCCAGATTGACACGGCCGGCCTGGGTATCACGTTGACGGCTGCAGATACCTGTGTATATTACTCCGTCAATTTTAATTATGCCGCGTACAGCCAGAGTCTTGCGCGTATACACAGGATAGGGCAGCGCAACCGGTGCACCTACATCCATCTGGTTGTGGAGAAAACCGTAGACGAGCAGATACTGAAGGCCCTTGCTCGTAAGGAGGACCTGGCAAAGACCGTAGTGGATGAGTGGAGACAGTTTTTTTAAGGAGGAAACAGGATGCAGTTATTAGAGAAGATTGATGCATATAAGGAGCTTTTGGATAGGAAGGATGCGCTTAAGGAGGCTACTACTGACAATAACAAGGCGATTGAGGAACTTAAGAAGGAAATTGCCCAGCTGATGATAGACGAGGAGTGCCCGACCATATCAAGGAACGGATTTAAGTATTCCCTACAGGAAAAGACCATGTATTCCAAAAAGGCGGAGGAAACCCTGCTTGCCGAAGGCCTGGAGTTTCTTGAAGTACTTCGCAGTGAGGGATTCGGAGAGCTTATAGTGGAGACGGTCAATGCCCGTACACTGTCAAGCAGCCTTGCGGCCTATGTGCAGGAAAATGGGGCTCTGCCGGAGGACTTGGCAGAGTGCATCAATGTCTATGAGACATACGATATCATGAAGCGCAAGGAAACAAACAAAGCCGTTAAGTCAGCAAAACAGAAGGAGGAAGCGTAGATGGAACATTATGAGCAGATGGAGATGGACCTGCGCCTGGATTATGAAAAGAGCCTTAAGGACAATATCCAGACAGTGGTCCGTTTTAACCATGGTAAATACATGGATGAGGTGTGTCCAACAAAGGTCAATAACCATCATGAGGGATACGGAATTCTGTCAGAGAATGAAACTGTGCTTACCAGGGCGGTGAAAAGCGTACGGGGTGATATGGATACATTTCTGAAGGTCCTCCCGAATGGGGAAGGGGATGCAATCAGCACCTGCGGATCAATATATAATTCCTGCGTGATGACGGCTGCGGCCGCCATCCAGATGGCAACACAGGCCAAACGCATCCTGGATGACCTTTATAATCCGGTCACACCGATTGAGCAGGCGATTGAGGATGCTGAGGACATGGAGGAAGGGTTTGAGGAGACCGGGGAGACACCAGATGCTGATATGGATGAGGAGGATTAAGAATGAGTAAGAATGAGATAAGAGCTGCAGAAAGTGAATTTAAACTTGTAACTATTTCAGGGGAACTGGCCGAAGCCGTAGCGGAGGAGATGGACGGGCTGGGCGCCATTCCGTTTGACAAGGTGAAGATACCGTCAGGTGGAGGCCTTGCATTTGAGGTACCTGGGGAGGATGAGGACAACCCGGATGTTGTCAAGGAAATCCGTGGTGTGATTGTAGACCACCATCCGGTTAATGCATACTGGTTTGGGAAATATGATGGGAACAATGACCAGCCTGACTGTTCCAGTTACGATGGAAAGCAGGGAGTCGAGAGGGGAACCGGGGAAATACATGAATGCGCGTCCTGCCCGCATAACCAGTTCGGATCCGATGAGGACGGGCGCGGGAAGGCGTGTAAGAATGTACACCGGTGCTATATCCTGCGGGAGGGGAATCCAGTGCCGCTTGTCCTGTCACTTCCACCGACCAGCCTTAAATACATGAGGGATTATATCGGTAAGAAAATCCTTCTCAAAGGGATGCGGTGCTGGCAGGCAGTCACCCGGATATCCCTTAAGAAGGAAAAGAGTGTGGGTGGTATCGAATATTCCAGGGCTGTTTTCAGTTTTGATTCCATCCTGTCGCCCGAACAGATGATGGAGGCAAAACAGATAGCGGACAGCATAAAGGAGACCACCCGGGCAGCCGTGGCCATAGATGAGGCAGATTATGATACAGACGGTGAGAAGCCGAAGATGGATAAGGATGGTTTTGTCAAGGTGGAGGGACCTGAACCAGGGTTTCCGGGATAAGGGAAGTAAAGATGGATGCCTGGGGCAGGATATCCTGCCCCAGGATGAATAGGTGAGGTGTGTATGACAGCAAAGAACGTTGATATGGACATAGACCAGATTGTGGACTACAAGACAGAATATAGCCAGGTCATTAAAAAACACACCATCAGCGGCAACCAGCTCAATGGATTGTGTCCCTTTCATGATGACAGGGAAAGCAGTTTTTCAGTCAATCTGCAGACAGGGCAGTATACATGCTTTGCCTGCGGGGCATCTGGAAACTTTACAACCTTTTGGGCAGAAACCCATGGGACAGACACAGAGGAAGCATACAGGCAGATACTGGATAAATATGGAGCTGGCCTGAATCGGGAAGACACAGGGAAGAAGCCAAAAGGGAACGGGCTGGATTCCTATTCGCTAAAAGAGTACAGCCTTAACAAACAGATACCAGAAGAATGGCTGTCAGAAAGATGCAGGATGGAAACCGCCCGGGAGCGGGATGGGGGTACCTATCTTAAGATACCCTATTATGATGAATCCGGCGACATGGTGACATTTCGGAAACGGTATGGGAATAAGCAGTTCCGCTGGAAATACGGGAGCAGCGGCAGGATTACATTATATGGCGCGTGGCTGCTGCCCGAAATCAGGAAGGCCGGTTATGCGGCTATAGTGGAAGGTGAGTCCGACACCCAGACACTCCTGTACATGAATATCCCAGTACTGGGGGTGGCTGGCGCCTCCCTGTTCAAAGAAGGGCAGGCCGCCATGCTGCAGGACTTGAAGTTATACCTGCATAAGGAGCCGGACCGGGGAGGTGACACATTCTTCACAAAGATGACCACGCGCCTGCGGGATGGTGGATTTATCGGTGAAGTGTATGTCTGGAGCTGCGGACAATTCGGTGTGAAGGATCCATCCGAATTATATATTAAGTTCGGAAAAGAGGCAGCGGTAGGAAAAATACAGAAAGCATTGAAAGCTGCCAGGAAAGTGGACCTGGACCATTTGGACGAGGAGATACCTGAGGCAATTAAAAGGGCGCCTGTGAGCCTGAGACAGCCAGAAGGATGGCTGTATTCTGAGAAGGGAATCTGCCGGATTGATGAGAAACAGCATCTGCCAAAGAATATCTGCCGCACTCCCATTATCATAACGCAGAGGCTAAAAAGCATAGAGAGGCCGGAGGAGAAGATTGAGGTGGCCTTCAAACGGGATGGTGCATGGCACAGAGCCATATACCCACGGTCCACCATATTCACCAGTAAGGGAATCACGGCCCTGGCAGACCTTGGATGTACTGTGACATCGGAGAATGCAAAGGACGTGGTCCAGTTTCTTTCTGCACTGGAGTCTGAGAACATCGATATCATCCAGAAGGCGGATTCCACCACGACATTCGGATGGCAGCCAGGAAAACGGTTCCTTCCTGGGCATGGGAGCGGCATCGTACTTGATGTGGATCCAACGCAGAAAGGACTGGTGGCCGCCTATGGAATGAACGGAAGTATGGAGGGCTGGGTGGCGCAGATGGCACCGCACCGTGACCGTGATAAGTTCCGCTTCATACTGGCGGCCAGTTTTACCGCGCCATTGCTCCGGATTATCAGGCAACGAATATTCTTTGTGTATAACTGGGGAGGCAGCAAGGGAGGAAAGTCGGCCGCAGTCAAGGCCGCATTGTCAGCCTGGGGAGAGCCGGAACGGCTCATGGTCAATTTTAACGCGACGGCAGTAGGACTGGAACGGCTGGCGGCATTTTACTGTGACCTTCCGCTGGGAATTGATGAACGTCAGCTGGCAGGACAAAAACAGGGCGCACTGGAACAGATTGTGTATATGATATCCAGTGGTACAGGGAAAATACGGGGTGCTAAGAATGGTGGTATACAGGAGACAAAAACCTGGAGGACAGTGGCCTTGGCCAACGGTGAGGAGCCGCTTGCAACGGAGACCAGCCAGACTGGTGTGAGTACAAGGACCCTTGAAATATATGGCGGGCCGTTTGATGATGAACAGGAAGCGAGCATCATGCACCAGACCTGTGCGCAGAACTGTGGATGGGCCGGTCCTGGATTTGTAGGACGGTTGATGGAACAGGACGAGGATGATATCAGACAGCGTTATGATGAGATGCTAAGATACGTCAATGAGAAGAGTGATGGAAGGAGTGGCTCCCATATTGCCTGTATTGCTGCCGTGGCCCTTGCGGATACTATGCTGGATGAATGGATATTCCATGGGAAGGATTCCGTGGAAAGGGCAAGGCGCATGGCGGAGCGCATCCTGCAGGAGCAGATGACGGCGGCGGCCGGTGATGTGAACGAAAATGCCACCCAGTTCATCGTAGACTGGATTATGAGCAATAAGGCCAACTTTGGAGACCGTGCAGTCGGTACCTGTCTGGGATTCATGGACGGTAAAAATGCCTACATATTTCCGTCCCTTCTGAATCAGGCATTGACGAAGGCCGGGTATTCCCCCAGGAAGACCATGCGGTATCTGGGGGATAACGGGCTGATAGCAGCCTCGCCTAAAAAGAGTGGCGGAAAAGAATATACGAAACCGAAATGGTTTGACAACAGGACCGTCCGGTTTGTGGAGTTCCACCTGTGGATGCTTGCTAAAGAAAAGGACCCGCTGCTGGACGAGGATGAGATAGCGGAGGATATCAGTGGCAAGAATGGGTTCAGACAGGTATCTATGGGGGATAACGTACCCTTTGACGGGAATGACAAGATTCCTTATTGAAAAGATTCCTTACGCCTAAAAATTAGGCGTAAGGTTAGGCGTAAGGCGAAAAAGCACGTAAAACCAAGGCATTGAAGTACATATTTATATATCCTTACATTCTTACACATATTTATATGTGTTATATAGAAAATTTGCATGTTACATCATTTTATATGTATCGTGTGTAAAATTCCTAAAATATTAGGTGTGTTTTCCTGGATTAGGAATTAGGCGTAAGGATTGCCTTCAAACCCGCATGAATACTAGGTTTTTTCATTACGCCTAATGAAAATGATTAGGCGTAAGGGCAAAATAGGCGTAAGGAGGGTGATTAGGCTGTTTGACATTGAAAGATACCGGAAAAAGCTTGATTCTATGCGGAAAAACCGGGAAAATGTCCCGTTGGAGGAGCTTACTACGAGGTATGCAAAACCGTATGCACAATTAAAACAGGAACTTAGTGAAATGACGAGGCAGTTCCTGCACGAAACAGTACTTCCAGGAATCAGGATTCTGCCGGAGGACCTGGAGGCCTTTACGGAGGAGCTGAACCGGGTAATAGAAGATTCGGGAATACTGGAAAAAATCATATGGTTATACGACTATGACCAGGTGCTTGATGCGGCGCTGGATCTGAAATACATTGTCATGAACCGGTATTACCAATTGATAGAAGGAGACAGCAGATATGATTGATTATAAGCGTTACAGCTCATACGAACAGGCAGTCGATGAAATACAGAAGCAGTTAGGGGTATCCCGTACGGAGGCTGGGAAGAAACTGTATCATGCGGTACCAATGGAGAGGACGCTGCAGAGTAAAATCATTAAGTGGATTAAACAGGAATACCCACAGGCATTTGTGTGGAAAGCAACGGCCGGAGCATACAGCCGTTGTGGGATACCAGACATCTGCTGCATCATAGATGGAAGGTTTTATGGATTTGAAGTGAAGCGTCCATTTTGGGGAAAGGCAAGCATGATTCAGCTTAAGACCATGGACCAGATTCGAGCTGCCGGAGGTGTGGCCGGACTGGTTTCCTATCCAGAGGATGTGAAACGGATGATAATGGAGGGGAACAAGGTAATTAGGTAGTTATCATAAATCGTTATTTAAGTGATTAAGAAAGGAGCTTTTGCCGGCCGGCATTAAAGGGCGCCCTTTCCACAAATAAATTGAAAATATTGAGCTGCGGAGCAGGGCAGCAGAGCACGGCCCTTGCACTAATGAGCTGTGATAATGTATTGAATCCTGGAAAATTCCCCTTGGTTCCGGTTTATGATTCAGTTCTGTTTTGTGATTTGGGAGGCGAGAGGGATTGGGTATATAGGCAGGTGGATTTTTTGAAAGAACAGTGTACCAAAGTAGGAATCCCGTTTTATATCCTGCGAAACAAAAATCTGAAAGATGACTACATGAAAAACTATGGTAAAAACCGAGTGGTTACAATCCCCTTTTGGAGCGTGGATGAAAATGGAAAAAAAGGCAAAATGACCCGGCACTGCACTATTGATTATAAGATTGTTCAAATGCAAAATTTTGTACGGTGGGAATTACTGGGATACCGCAAAGGACAGAGAACAAAACCGGAAGATATACAGGCGCATGAAATGCACATAGGATTTACGGCAGAAGAGCAGCAACGTATTTTTGACAGTAAGCATAAGCTGTTTGTGAACAAGTTTCCGATGGTGGAGATGGGTCTGGTAAGGGCGGATAATTATGCCTATGTCAAAGAGAGATGGGGGCTAGAAACAAAAGGAAGTGCATGTTTGTTTTGCCCCTTCCACACCAACTATTTTTTCTGGGACTGTAAACACACCTGCCAAAGGGATTATCAAACGGTGCTTGAGTTTGATAATATGCTTGAAACCGGGATACCGGACTCACGTATTGGTGTGCCAAATAGTAAAGTGTACATCAGCCGGAGTCGAAAGCGTATTAAGGATTTACATGATGATGAATGTCAAGATAAGGAAACATTTGCCTACAAGGAGCAGATGATATGGAATGGGTTTTGAGGAGGTGATGTTATGAAAGGAGCATTGATTTTTGATATGCCGGATAATTGCAGGGATTGTCCATATTTTTCATATCATTGCAAGTTGACAAATAAGAAATGTAATTGGTATGGGGAGGATGGTAGGCATGAGGATTGTCCGTTGACACCTCTTCCAGAACCGATGGAAATATGCGGTAAATACCCACAGCCAGGAAAAACGGTTCCATCTTACCGGATGGGATGGAACGATTGTTTGAAGGCTATTGATACACAAAATTAAAATTTTAAGGAGAAAGGAATGGCAAAGTGCAGTAAACAAACAGAGGATATGTGTCTATGTAGAGATTGTGCAGTTATAAACTGCGAACGGTATAACTGCCGTGAGTGCGAGACGATCACGCACGAAAGAATCCATGAAGTATTTTTCTGCAACAGTTTCCGCGAGCAGGATAGTAGCAGATAAAATTAACATTTTGACGGAGATGAAAAATGAGAAAAGTAAAATATAAAGCTAATTATGGATACGCTGGTACTGATGTAGAGGATGAGCTGGAATATCCGGACGGGGCGACAGACGAAGAAATAGAAGAGGATATTAAAGAAATTGTCATGCAACGGGTTGACTGGTATTGGGAACCAGTAAATTAGCATTTGAAGAAAGAAGGTGTGAAGTGTTAGAAATTTTAATCATACCAGAAAATATGCAGCGGGGCGATAGAATACTCAATGCAATCTGCAATATTGAAACAGAACCAATTGCAGAATATAGCGAGGAGCGAAGAAGGATTCGTACCCAGGGTGGAACAGTATATAAGATTATTCGTCCTGAAGCACGCTTCCTAATGGGACATAGAGCTGACCAAGTTATTTTAGATTTTGTTTTTGTTAACACATTAAAAGATATGCTTGATTCAATTTTACGTAACTCTTGCGTTCCAAAAGAGTTTCAGGTTATTGATGATAGAAAAGTTTTGAATGGATGCATTCGACCATATTAAAATTTAAAGGAGGAAGGGCATGATAGATGCGGAGGAAACCCGGAGACAGAAGGCCAAGGGTCTCCGGTATAAAAAACCTATTGTAAAAGGGTTGAATTGGGATGATATTATCCAGAGCCTGTACGATATCCAAGAAGAGTGTGAGGGAGTCAGATGGTATTTTGATGATGATGATACCCTAATCAACGCACTGGACGGAAACGACGATGAAGCTTTTGAATTCAAAATGATGTTTGGTGACTTATGCGCTGAGTGTGAGCAGTTCCGGGAGGACCTGAACGAACTGACGCGGAATGATGGCATGAAAGAAGCTTTTGATATATGGTTCCCAGCAATTCGCGGTGGAGAAATGATTGGGTGGGATTTTTATGAATCTGACTATATGCCATTTACCACTGGGGAGTTTGGACAAGAAATAGCTGGAGAAGAAGGCCGCAAGCGTATTATGCGGATGACGAAAGAACAAATATTGGACGCTGCGGAACTTTCCTTTCGGATTGTCAGGTCCTATCTTGGACTTATGGCCCGATACGATTGCCTAAAGGCCGCTATGGATATTCTAAGAGACCAGAATACCGGATATCTCCAGATGGTAAAGCGGATAGAAGAACTCTATGAAAAATCCAATGAGGAAGATTTTTATAGTGGGTCTGCAGCCGTGAAAGAATTTTGCAAGATGGTGGACTGTATGCCACAGGAAGCATGGATTCAGTAATCCGCAAAACTGAAATTTGTGTGATTTTGAAAGGACAAGAAGGATGGCTAAAATAAAGCTTGAAATGGAACATGGCATTATGTATGAGTGTCCTAACTGTGCCGGCAAAGTTGAGATGGGGCAAGACTATTGTCAAGATTGTGGAGAACCACTGGAATGGGTGGAGGATGTTTATGATAAAGAAAGGCAGTAAGCAGTCCAAGGTCAGCCGCATCGACCGCAGCAAGGCCCTGGCCGCCCAGGCCGACGAGGCCATCAAGGAGCGCATACGGACAGCGCCGGCCTACATGTACACCAGCCTGTGCCCGGTTCTGGAGCTGCGGGAGCCACCGAAGGGAGTGATTGTACGTGGCATCAAGACCTGTGTACTATGACTTGTATGATTGTGGCCAATACGACGGCCGGTACAGAGCAGCGGAGCTGATGGTAATGTTGGGTATCCGGCACCGGCAGCAGATAGAGCATTACAGTGATGTGGGTATCCTGTACCAAAAGCGATATACCTTTGCGAGGGTGGAGGACGGGAACGCGTCAGAGCTAGCCGATGAGTGGAACAGGGTGACGCAAGTATTGAAGGGATGCGGGTACGATTTGGGCAGAATACCGATTGTGGTATCTAGGGATAAGCGGAAGAGGAGGTGATGCCGATGGACAAGGAGGTGCTGATACAGTATTGCGAGATGAAAGAGGAGATAAAGGACATAAGGCGACGGATTCAGAAGCTGGACAGGTTCCTGGAGGAGCCGCACCAGGTATCAGATACGGTGAAGGGGACAAGGCGGGATGGGACGATAGGAAGCATTAAGGTCACGGGATACCCCGTGCCGGAGCATTACCGGAAGCAGCGGCTGAGGGAGCGGTACAGGCTGCTCCTGGAACGTAAGGAAGCGGAACTGCTGGAGCTGACCTGCCAGGCGGAGGAATATATACAGAGCATACCAAAGAGCGAGGTGCGGACCATGTTCCGTCTGTATTACATAGATGGCCTGCCTTGGTGGAAGGTGGCACAGGCCATGAACCGGATGTTTCCTAAGAGGCGGGTTAAGTTTACGGAGGACAGCTGTTGGCAGAGAAATAAAAGATTTTTTGAGGAAAATTGAAAATGTCGGTTCATGTTGGGATGAAAAGTGCTAATATGCTATCATGCGGAAGCCAGAGGGCGGAAGCATCCTCCCCCATTTAAGCAACGGTCGCCAGGTATCACACCCTGGTGGCTGACTAACCGGTATTGTGTAATCCCTCATAAGACAGGCCTGTACATTACGGGACAATGCCGCAGGGTATGCAAGCGGTGAGGTATCTGGTTTTATCCCCCATGACGTTTTCCAGATACATAGACTGATTTTCTCCTTTGGACTAGTCCTTGCCAGTGCGGCGGGGGCTTTCCTTTTGTCGAATTTAGGTATATAATGGAAAAAAAGGGAAAGGAGGATGTACAATGGATGAAAAATTTTACAGAATATCACAAGAACTTGCACCGTACCTGAATGGAGAAAAAGCATCGGGAAAAATCCCGGACTCTCTGATAAACAGATACATCCAAATAGTAGAGGGCATTGAAGGAAAGCGTGTTCATCAATTTTCTGTTGAGGATAATAAAAAATACCCAGGATTAGAAGTTATTCTTAATGTGAAATATAGAAGAATGGGACTTTAGTAAATCCCGATTAATAGGGGCCACCTCCGGGCGGCCCTTTCCATCCCCCAAAACAAACAAAGAAAAGGCAGCCTAATCGGCCGCCTCATCCTCCGAAATAAAGTTGTTTATGAATTTTTTTATTTCAGTTGTGGGAGTAGTTCCCATTATGTCGCATTTGGCCTTGAATGCATCCAGGACCTCTGGTTTCAAGTCAAGAGGAAAACGGACATACTTAGTGCGTAGATGCTTTTGCTGAGATGTATATTTCTTATCTTCAGACATGTGGGGCCTCCTAATATTTGATAAATTGGATGGTACTGCTGATGATTAAATACAAAAGTATTATAATTACCAGCAGTTTTGATGCTAAAAGGATACTGCCTAATATTGGCTTCTTTTTGAGCATTGTTATCATGAAAGACTTGTGGTATAATATTGTTGGAAGGAAAGGGGCTCGCGCCCCAATCCCTAAACGATTTTGGTAAGTGCTTCAATCACCAGCAGGATGATGTATGCTTTTACCAGTAGCTCAATGAGTTGGTCGCACAACTTGTTGAGCTTTTTGATTTTCTTTGGTAAGTCTTTCATGTGTTCACCTCCTTTCTATGATTTAATTATAGCATATACGTACGTATATGTCAAGCGAAATATGTACATTTATAAGTTTTTGCATCTGCGGATATTTGCAGGTGCTTTTATTATGCCATGACAAGAGGTGGTGATTATGCCAAGACCCAGGAGCCCTAACAGGGACAAAGCGCTGCAGCTATGGCTGGACAGTGGGCAAAAACGTCAGTTGAAAGACATAGCTGCCGAGTTGCAGGTATCAGAAGAACAGATTCGTAAATGGAAAAATCAAGACAAGTGGGATAAAGTAACGTTACCAAATGCGAAAGGTAACGTTACTAATCATAAAGGAGCTCCTGCGGGTAATCAAAATGCTGTTGGCCATGGGGCTCCAAAACAGAATAAGAACGCAGAAAAATACGGTTTCTTCAGCAAGTACTTGCCTGAGGAGACCGTTTCCATTATCCAGGAGATGCCCACGGACCCGCTGGACATCCTATGGGACCAGGTGCAGATAGCTTATGCTGCCATCATTCGGGCGCAGTCCATTATGTATGTGAGGGACCGGGATGATAAGACCATCACTAAGATAGGCCATAAGGATGGGGAGACGGTCACAGAGGAGCGCTGGGAGGTACAGCAGGCCTGGGACAAGCAGGGAAATTTCTTGCAGGCGCAGGCCAGAGCCCAGAAAACGCTGGAGGGTCTTATCAAACAGTATGATGAGCTCCTGCATAAAAACTGGGGGCTGGCCAGTGAGGAGCAGAAGGCGCGGATTGCACAGCTCCGGGCCCAGACGGATAAGCTAACCGGGAACAACCAGGAGCTGGAGGACATGGAGGAGATAGAGGGGGATATCTATGGCAGCGGTAAATAGGTTTGTCAGGAAAAAGACCATCCCGTTCAACTTTTCCGAAAAGCACAAGGATTATATACGCAGGTGCGAAGCCTGTATGTATAACGTGGCGGAAGGTGCGGTCCGTGCCGGCAAGACAGTGGATAACGTGTTTGCCTTCGCCCATGAATTAAAAACCACACCAGACCGGATCCACCTGGCCACTGGATCCACGATGGCCAACGCCAAGCTTAACATCGGTGACGCCAATGGCTTTGGCCTTGAATGGATATTCCGTGGTCAATGCCACTGGGGGAAGTACAAGGACAATGAAGCGTTATTCGTCAAAGGCCCTGCGACTCACGGCAGGCAGAAGATTGTCATATTTGCAGGCGGAGCAAAGGAAGACAGCTTTAAGAAAATCCGCGGCAATTCCTACGGCATGTGGATTGCAACTGAGATTAATCTGCATCATGACAATACCATCAAGGAGGCATTCAACCGTCAGCTGGCAGCCCAGTGCCTGAAGGTGTTCTGGGACCTGAATCCGGATAACCCAAGAGCACCCATCTATGCGGAGTATATAGACAAGTATCAAAGGCAGGCAGATGCAGGGGACTTCCCGGGTGGATACAACTATATGCACTGCACCATCTACGACAACATCAACATCACCCCGGAGCGTCTGCGGGAGGTAGAAAGCCGGTATGATAAGAACAGTATCTGGTACCTCCGGGACATTAAGGGAATGCGCGTGGTGGCCAACGGCCTTATCTATCGCCGGTTTGCTGATGATACGAGTACCAAGCAGTACACGTTCCGCCTGACAGATAAACCTAAAGACATCATGGAAATTATTCTGGGGATTGATTTTGGCGGCAGTGGTTCCGGCCATGCCTTCACGGCCACAGCCATTACCAGGGGATACCATAACGTGGTTGTCCTGGCATCAGAATGGATTGGCTGCAAGGACGAGAAGGGGAACCAGATAGAGATTGACCCAGAAATGCTGGGGACCATGTTCTGTAACTTCTGCCGGAAGATAATCAGCAGGTATGGGTACATTACAACAGTGTATGCAGACAGCGCAGAGCAAACGCTGATAGCTGGCATCCGGAGCAGCCTGCGTAAACATGGACTTGGATGGGTACGTGTAGAAAATGCACTGAAGACTGAAATTAATGACAGGATTAACGCCACCGCCATACTGATGGCACAGGGGCGTTTTTATTATGTCCAGGGAGAGTGTCAGAGCCTTGTGGATGCTCTGAGCACAGCCGTGTGGGACCCAAAGGAATTGACGAGGAATGTCCGGTTAGATGATGGTACAAGCGATATTGACAGCCTGGACAGCTTTGAGTATACGTTTGAACGGCAGATTAGCAGGCTCATAAAGTATGGATAGGAGGTGAGGGGACGATGAGATTCACAAAGATGCTGGACTTAATCACGAATGTCCTGAATAAGGATGCGGACACGCAGGTGGATGTTTGCCTGACATCCCAGATGGCGAACCAGATAGAGTTGTGGACCCGGATGTATGAGAACCGGTCCCCCTGGGTGAATAACAAGGACGTGCTCAGTGCGAACTTAGCGCCGGCCATTGCCTCAGAGATTGCGCGCCTGGTGACGCTGGAGCTCAAATCTGAGGTGACAGGTGGAACGGCGGCGGATTACCTGAATGAGCAATATCAGCGTAAGGTGATCAAGGATTTGCGCCGGTATGTGGAATACGGATGTGCTAAAGGCGGCCTGGTGATGAAGCCGTACATTACCCAGCAGGGTATTGAAGTACAGTTTGTACAGGCTGATTGCTTCTTCCCGTTATCTTTCGATAGTTCCGGTCGGATTACGCAGTGTGTATTCACAGAGCAGTTCCGGAAGGGTCAGAAGATATACACCAGGCTGGAGGTGCACACGCTGCAGGGAAAACGGGTACATATTACCAACCATGCATTTGTGGCCACAAATGATTACAGCCTTGGCAGCGAAGTGGTGGTCAGCTCCATAGACAGGTGGTCGGAGCTGGTTCCGGAGCTGCTACTTGAGGAGGCAGACCGGTTGCTGTTTGGGTACTTTAAGGTACCGTTGGCCAATGCGGACGATTCCGACAGCCCACTGGGCGTATCTGTGTTTTCCAGGGCCGTGGACCTGATCCGGGAGGCAGACAGGCGCTATTCCAACATCTGCTGGGAGTATGAGGGGACACAGCTGGCTGTCCATATTGCCACCTCCCTGCTAAAGTACAACCAGGACCGAGACAAGTTTGAGTATCCGGGAGGTAAGGAACGGTTATACCGAAACGTGGAATACAATACGGGCGCCGCGGATAAGCCGTTCATTGACACCTTTAGCCCAGAGATAAGGGACACGGCCTTGTTTAACGGATTTAACAACCAGCTAAAGCTGGTGGAGTTCAACTGTAACCTGGCCTATGGCACCCTGTCAGACCCACAAAGCGTGGATAAGACAGCCACTGAGATTAAGACCAGCAAGCAGCGCTCTTATGTGATGGTATCGGATACCCAGATGGCCCTGCAGGATGCCTTGGAAGACCTGGTGTATGCCATGAGCTTCTGGTCGGCGTTATATGGATTGGTTCCGGCCGGCAATGATTACGAAGTGTCATCTGACTGGGATGACAGTGTGATGGTTGACGCAGAGACTGAGCGGGAGCAGGACCGCAAGGATGTAGCGATGGGAGTTATGAGATTAGAGGAATATCGGGCTAAGTATTATGGGGAAACACTGGAAGAGGCGGTCAGGAATCTGCCGGAACCGGCAATGACAGAAGAATAGGCGGTGATGTGATTGACACCAGAGGAGCTGGAGAAGCTGCCCAAACCATTGGAGCGCACCATGACGGCTCTGGAGCTGTCCATCATGGATGAGATTATACAGCGCATCAAGGAGGCTGCACGGGTTACTCCGGTCATTGACTGGCTGTTGGTGAGGATGGATGCCATTGGAGCAGGCCGGGCGCGAATTAAACAGCTGATAGGTGAGGGCATCAGAAAGGCGGGCCTTCAGGTGGATGACATCTATGAACAGGCGGTCAAGTCTGACTACATACGCAACAAGGCAATCTATGAGGCTGCTGGCAAGGACTACCAGTCCTATGAGGGCAATCAATGGCTGCAGCAGGTTGTGGATGCTGCCAGGAGACAGACCAAGGACAGCCTGCGGCCACTGGAAAACATCACTCAGACAACGGGCTTCAACGTGCCGATGGGCGGCAGCAAGAAGGTATTCACGCCACTATCAGAATACCTGGAGCGCAGCCTGGACAAGGCCATGCTGGGAATCACCACCGGCGCCAGGACATACAGCCAGGCTATCGGTGAGGTGATTGACGAGATGACGGCCAGCGGCATCCGGACGGTGGATTATGCATCTGGAAAGTCTGACCGGATTGAGGTGGCAGCAAGGCGCGCGGTGATGACGGGCGTGGCCCAGATGACAGATAAGGTCAACGAGAAGAACATGGAGGCACTGCAGACAGACTACTGCGAGGTGGACTGGCACATGGGGGCCAGAAACACTGGGACAGGCTATCAGAACCACCAGAGCTGGCAGGGGAAGGTCTATAGCAGTGAGGAGATGCGGACCGTTTGCGGAAAAGGGCAGATGCTTGGCTTTGGAGGAATTAACTGTTACCACATCGCCTTTGCCTTTATACCGGGCATAAGCAAGCGCAAATACACGGATGAGTGGCTGGGAGAGCAGAACCAGAAGGAAAATGAGAAAAAGGTATATAAAGGCCGGAAATATGACACCTATGCGGCATTACAGCACCAGCGCCGCCTGGAGCGTACCATCCGGAAACAGAAACAGGATGTAGAGTTATTGGAGAAGGCTGGAGCTGACAAGGAGGATATCACAGCGGCTAAATGCCGGTTGCGGCTGACCAATAAGGCCTATGTGCATTTTTCAAAAGAAATGGGGATACGGCAGCAGCGCGAACGGTTAAAGATATCAAAACTGGAGGCAGGCGCAAATGAAGCCATTAGGAATACCAATACGAAAGTCGGATATCATCCGGATAATGACTACAGTGTAAAGCTTGATGGATATACAGATGTAGTAAATAATGGGCTATCCGAAGCAATAAGGAATGTTGCACAAAAAGGTGGTGCGGACGGATACGAACACATGTATTTGGTAAATCTGGAAACTGGAGTGGTGGAGTATTATGAAACGAACCAGATGGAGAATGAAGTGGGGTACCGGTTCTGGAAGCATTTAGACAAGAATCCGGATGCACAATATGCGTTCGTTCATAACCATAACACGGACAGTTCCTTTTCGGAACCGGATATGAGGACACTTTTGACAACAAGAGAAATACCTGTTATGATAGCAGCAAGAAATGATGGTGTCAAATATGTTGCGGAACGTTCTGGCGATGTCTTAAAATCGGTTATATTTGATGATTTATATGAGAAAGAATTAAATGATCTGAATCGACAGGTCAGAGCCGGAATAATACCTATGTCGGAGAGAAGTATACGTAGAGAATCATTAATTGTAGAGAATCTGTTAAAGGATTACACAAAAGGAAAGGGGCTTGTGGAATATGACGGTAGGCGAAAGTAGCGGCTGGGCATCGGCCACATTGAAGGAGGTGCCTTTCTGGCGCGATGATATGAGCCCGGAAGAGTATGAAACTGAACGGACATATTATTTAAAGAATTATCACTTGGTGCGGCCAGGATTGTATATGCCATTATGGAAACAGAGGATGGAGGAATCAGAGTGATTGTGATTCCTATATGCTTAAAATGTGAATACTGTGAAATGGGTATGAAATGTAGGGTATATCCGCAAGGTATACCAAGAGAAATTGTATCGGCTCAAAAGCCGCCCGAGGAAATATGTAAGGATTATAAATACAAATGGGAGAGCGAAGCATCTGATTAGTCAGGTGCTTTTATTATGTTTAAAAACCGGTCAGATGATAAGACCTAAAACAGTCAGCCGTTGGTGGATGGTTACACACCTACAAATAACCTAAGGACGGACAGGAAAGGAAAAGAAGATGAAAACAGAGGATTTACAGGCAAAGGGGTTAAACCAGGAACAGATTGATTATGTCATGGCCGAATATGGCAAAGACATCAATGGGATTAAGGAGGAGAGGGACACATACAAAACCCAGCTTTCCACGGCGCAGGCAACCCTTAAGAGCTTTGAAGGCGTCAACATATCGGAGCTCCAGGGGAAGATACAGACCCTAACCTCAGACCTGGCCAATAAAGACGCTGAGTATCAGAAACAGCTGGCGGAGCGGGATTTTAACGACCTGCTGAAGACTACCGCAGAAGGGTTCAAACCCAGGGACATCAAGGCAGTTATGCCCTTCTTGGATGTGGAGAAGCTGAAGGGGAGCAAGAACCAGGAATCAGATATCAAGGCCGCTTTGGAAGCTGTTAAGAAGGATAAGGGCTATCTGTTTCAGGACGTCGGTATTCCCCGGGTGGTTGCGCCTACTCCTGGGCCAGGTGGCGAGAAAACAGATGACACAAGGACACAAGCAAACAATGCCTTAAGAAGTATCTTAGGCAGAGAATAAGGAGGATTTAGATTATGCCAGTAAAAATTACAAGCAGGGCCGACGCGGAGGCCATTATCCGTGAGCAGGTTATTTCAACCATTTTCCAGGACGCGCCAAAGCAGTCCACCTTCATGTCCCTGGCACGGAAGCTGCCGAACATGACAAGCAACCAGACACGAATGAGAGTACTTGACTTCCTTCCCACCGCATATTGGGTGGACGGTGATACCGGCATGAAACAGACCACCAGGCAGGCCTGGGATAATGTATTCATTGAAGCCGCAGAGCTGGCAGTCATTGTGCCGATTCCGGAGGCAGTGCTGGATGATGCGGAGTTTGATATTTTCGGTGAGATTACACCGAGGGTCAATGAGGCAATTGGACAGCGCGTGGATAGCGCCATCATCTTTGGCGTGAACCGCCCGCGTAACTGGCAGAATGACATCATCACACTAGCCAGGCAGGCGGGGAATAATGTGGCTGTGGGATCCAGTCCGGATTATTATAATCTGCTTCTGGGCGAAGGCGGCGTCATCTCCAAGGTGGAGAAAGATGGCTACATGGCTACCGGAGCCCTGGCCGCCATGACCATGAGGGCAAAGCTGAGGGGCATTCGCGCAGAGGACGGCAGCCTTATCTTCAAGTCCGATATGCAGGGTTCCACAAATTATGCATTGGATGGGGCACCCATGTACTTCCCGCAGAACGGCGCCTATGACAACTCCATTGCACAGCTGATTGTGGGTGACTTCAAGCAGGCCGTGTATTCCATACGCCAGGATGTGACCGTGAAGATTCTTGACCAGGGTGTCATCCAGGACCCAGTAACAAAGGAGATTGTCTACAACCTGGCACAGCAGGATATGGTCGCATTGCGTATCGTATTCCGGATGGGGTGGGCACTGCCTAACCCGGCAACCCGGATGGACGAGGACCGCGTTGGCTGTCCGTTTGCTTATCTGGAGCCGGCGGCGCCGATGACAACGCAGAAAGTGACATTTACGGTAAAGGATAACGCCGAAACACCGGCAGCCATTGATGGGGCCGTTGTGGATGTGAATGGTTCCAGGGTTAAAACGGATGCATCCGGCGTGGCGGAGTTTAACCTGCGGGCAGGGACATACCCCGCGAAGATTAAGAAATCAGGATATAGCCAGATTACCGAGACGGTGACTGTAGCAGCTGAGGCAGTGACAAAGGATGTAACCTTGATTAAGCAGTAAGGAGGCTGGGCGCGATGCGGGCATACACTGACGAAACGTACTATATCAACGATTACCTGAAGGGAAGGAAGCCGGTCATCACAGCTGGCTTCCTTTTTTACGCACGTTCTGCCAGCCAGGTCATTGACCGGTATACATTCAACCACTTGAAAGGTGTGTCAGATGTTCCCGAGGAAGTACAGATGTGCTGCTGTGAACTGTCGGAATCCGAATACCATAGGGAGAAGCAGCAGAAGGAATCCGGAGGGAAGACGTCGGAGAAGATTGGCACATATTCAGTCGGTTTTGCCAGTGCCCAGGAATCTGCTACGGCAATCAGCAGGGAACAGCGCAGCATTATTATGAAATGGCTGGCTCATACCGGTCTGTGTTATCAGGGGGTGTGATATGTATACCAATGCGGATGTAACGCTGTACTTGTACAGCAAGAATGGGAAGACTGAGATGTACACCAGGATGCCCATAGAGGGTGTGTACTGGGAGGACGTGAGGCAGTCCACCTATCTTAAGACTGGCCAGCGGGAGGGCACATCTGTCCTTCTGGTCATCCCTATGGAAAGCCTGGCCGGGACCATAAAACTGACCCAGGGCAAGGACCTGGCTGTCAAGGGTATCATTGAGGATGAGATAGACTACAGCAGCCAGGAGGCCATGTCAAAGTCCCTGGCGGCCCTTAAGACGGCCCATGGATTCCTGACGGTGACCACAGTAGATGAAAGGCTGTATGGCAACGAGTCAGTACAACATTATGAGCTGGCCTGTAAATAGGAGGCGCGGATATGAAGGTAGAATTTAATATCAAAGACAAGGATGCCCTTCTACGGAACCATGGCCTGCAGGAGGGTGGTGCTGTACAGAAGCTGGTGGATAGTGAAGCAATACGCTATATGGAGCCATATACCCCCATGCTGAATGGGGCATTGATAAAGTCTGCAACAACTGGTACCGTGATTGGTAGCGGAGAAATACATCAAACAGCTAAATATGCCCATTATCTGTATGAGGGTATTTTGTTTGTGGATCCAGATACGGGCAGTTCTTGGGCAAAAGAAAATGCCATAAAAGTTAAAGCAGAACCAGAAAAAGAGTTGAATTATTATGGGGGAGGTCTCCGTGGCAAGAAATGGTTTGACCGCATGAAAGCCGACCATAAGGACGACATACTGCAGGCAGCTCAGGCCCTGGTAGATAGAGGAGGAACCTAATGACAATCATAGATTATATGCGCCAGAAACTAACGGAGTATCCGAAAATATTGGAGTTCCTGACAGACAGCGATATCCATGTGGATTTCACGGAGCCAGGCCCCAGTTATGGCCTGTCCAGCAATGGGGACAGTCTGGTCAAGGAGGACATGCTGGGGAACCAGACACGGCGCCACAATTTCGTAATGTACGCAGTGGCCCCATCCTTCACGGATTACTGCCGGCTGGTCAACAGCAATTTCCTTCTGGAACTGGGATACTGGCTGGAACAGCTGCCGGAGGAGGGTGGGCTTAGTGCCAATATTGGCAACCAGGAGATGGAGGCCAGGTTTATAAAAGCCATCACATCCAATGCAATGGCCATGCAGCCCATGGGTGAGACTGTTAATGACGGAATCCTGTACCAGATACAAATACAGGTGACCTACCAAATAGAAAGCGAGGAATAACCATGCGTAAAATGAACTTACAGCTGTTTGCGGAATCAATTCCCGCAGCAGGAAAAATCAAAAGAAAGTGGATGGCACACTATATTGATGCTGCCCTCCCATCTGCCAGCAAGGCTGAATACAGCCGCCTGGGCAAGGACCTGGAAGAGTACATTGTCGAAATGAACGCCAATGTGGAAACCAAAAATAATATATGGGGAGAGACATCCGTCAACCTGGACAGCTATCAGCCCCAGGCATCTGCTGACCCGTACTATGCTGAGATTGGAGAGCCGTTGTTTGACCGTCTGCAGGCCATTGTGGATGAGAGACAGACCCTGGATGACCTTAAGACCAGTGTGGTGGAAGTACATCTGTGGGAACCAGTTGAAGCAGCGGATGGCACTTATGTGGCCTATAAGGAAGATGCAATCATTGAGGTATCCAGCTATGGTGGAGATACCACCGGATACCAGATTCCGTTTAATGTGCACCATACTGGAAACAGGGTTAAGGGTAAGTTTGTACTTGCTACAAAGACATTTACAGCAGATGCATGAAGAACGGAGCCGGCGGCTGTGCCGCTGGCAGAAGTCAAAGAGGAGGTAAAACAAGATGGCAAAAAAAATGAAGAGCCTGTTGTTTGATGATGGCTATGAGAGCTTCGCGGTAAATGACGACCCGACGCGGATTATCCGGTTCAACCCGGCGGACCCGGAAATCATCAACCGTGTGCTGGATGTACAGAGACATTTTAAGGATTACAGTCCCCCAGAGGGGATTGAACTGAATCCAGATGGAACCCCTAAAAGCAATATGGAAAGGGACGGTGCATACGTGGCTGAGTTTTCCGGAGAAATGCGTAAGGCGTTCAATGGCATCTTTCTGTCGGATGTATATGACACGATATTTGCCGGTCAGTCCCCGCTCTGTATTGTTGGCCAGAAATACCTGTATGAAGGGGTGCTGGAGGGCCTGCTTGTGCTGATGAAGCCTGCTGTCGAGGAGTATGCCAGGAAGAACCGGGAAAAGTCCAGGAAGTATCTGGAGGATATAGGGAAATGATTGGCCAGCTGCCAACCAGCCTTGACGTGGGCGGAGTAAGCTATCCCATTGAAACCGATTACCGGAACATATTGGTTTTCCTGGCGGCCTGTTCCGACCCGGAGCTTTCACCTGCAGAAAAACTGGAAATCTTGATGAAGCGCCTATACCGGGATGGTTTTAGTCAGATACCGCAGGAACATCTGGAGGAGGCTATCCTACAGGCCAAGTGGTTTGTGGACTGCGGCCAGGAGGATGACGATAAGAAGCCGGCCAAGAAGGTGATGGACTGGGAGCAGGACGAACCCATTTTGTTCCCTGCCATCAACAAAGTGGCCGGAATAGAGACCAGAGCAACCCAATATATACACTGGTGGACATTTTCGGGATATTTTATGGAGATTGAGGAAGGGACATTTTCCACAGTTTTAGGAATCCGTCAGAAGAAGGCAAAGGGAAAGAAGCTGGAGAAGTGGGAGCAGGAGTTTTACCGGAATAACCGCAGACTCTGTGATATCAGGAAACGGTATACCGAGGAGGAGCAGGCGGAGATTGATTACTGGAATAATTTATTAGGTTAGGACGCTGTATGGGCGTCTTATTTTTATGCCTGTGCAGGAGGTGATGGTATGGCAGCAGATGGAAGCCTGAAATTTGATACAAAAATTAACGTAGAAGGATTTGAAGAAGGAATATCCACATTGTCAAAAGCAATGGACAGGCTGACGGGCGCAGTAAACCGTCTATCATCTAACATCTTGAGCCGGTTCAATGGAGCAGGACAGGCGATAACAAAAACTGCCCAGAGTGCGGGAGAGGCATCGGATGCAGTTGAATCCATTGGGGAATCCGCTGACGGGTCATTGAAGGACGTGAAACGTCTGCAGGAGCAGATGGACGCTATTCGTGTCCAGGCTATGGAGGCCTCTGATACAGAACCTGTGGAAACTGTGGCTGTATCAGCAAACCCGGAATCACTTAGTTACGACCCTAAGGCTATGGCTGCAGTCTTTGGGAAGGAAGCGGCTGAAATCCATAATTATGCGGAGGCAGTCGAGCAGTATGGCGAGCAGGGGGCCGCCGCTTTGAACAAGATGGACCTGGAAGCCCAGGAACTGAAACAGCAGATAGAGCAACTCCATGTGCAAGATATTGAAGCAGTAGAGACCACCCCAATAGAAGCGTATGCAGTTCCTAACAGTGCCGAATCAATGGGGTATGATCCTAAAGCTATGGCAGCTGTATTTGGGGAGGCGGCGGCAGAAATCCACAACTGGTCCGAGGCAGTCCAGGAATATGGTTCCCAGGCAGGCGCGGCACTTAATGGCGATGAAATCGAGCAGGAAGCCGGGGTGGCTAATGAGAAAATCGTAGAATTAAGTAAGCGCCTACAAGAATTAAAAGAACGACAGAAGGAGTTGCAATCAGAGGGTATCGGCCTGGGGCATGTGGAGTATGACAGTAATGCTGCTGAAATTGCTCAGATTAATTCGGTATTAAAAGACTATCAGAAATCACTGACAGATACCGGACGTGAAACAAGAAAGTTTTCCAAAACAACGCAATCCGCATTTTTAAAAGCTGCAAGCGCGGTTGGTAACTTTGCAAAAAGTATTGGTCGAGGTCTGGCCAATAAGGCTAAACAGGCAGTATCCAGCTTGAAAGGACTGGGGAAGTCTTCCAATAACGTCAGCAAGAGCATTCTGAAGCTGTCTAATATGTTCAAGCTCATGCTCATCCGCATGGCCATGAGGGCGGCCATCCAAGGCGTTAGGGAAGGTATGCAGAACCTGGTGCAGTATTCGGACCGTGCAAACCAGTCTATGTCTGGTCTGATGACCAACATGACCTACCTTAAAAATAGTTTTGCGGCGGCGTTCGCACCCATTCTGTCCTATGTGGCTCCGGTACTTAATACTTTGATTAATCTCCTGGCAACGGCAGTGGGATATATCAACCAGTTTTTTTCTGCGCTGGGAGGCGGGAGCACATACATCCGGGCAAAAAAGGCCAATGAAGATTATGCGGCCAGTCTTAAAAAAACAGGAGGAGCTGCAAGCAAGGCCGGCAAGGATGCAAAAAAGGCACTCGCTCCATTTGATGACCTTGTACAGATACAACAGCAGGGCGCGGATGCCTCCGGAGGCGGGGGCGGCGGTGCCAGCCCCTCAGACATGTTTGAAACTGTCGGTATAGACAAGGGAATCAGCGACTTTGCCAACAAGCTGAAAGAAATGTTTGCAGCTGGGGACTGGGAAGGAATTGGAAAACTCATTGGTGAGAAAATCAATGAGGCAGTACAGAAATTTACGGAATTTATCAGTTGGGATAATGTCGGGGCGCAGATAACGGCTTTCATAACGGCGTTTACGACCATGCTCAACAGCCTGGTTGCCACGATTGACTGGTATGCAATTGGTATTATGATGGGGACGGGAATTAATACCCTGGCCAATACTTTGTACTTGCTGCTGACACAAATTGATTGGCTCATGCTGGGAAATGCCCTGTCCCAGAGTCTTATGGGGATGGTTGATACCGTAGACTGGAATCTTGTGGGAGCAACCATTGGAGCATACTTCCAGGCGCAGATATCCGGCCTTTTGGGATTTATTATTGGCACGGACTGGGGAGCCATTGGAGCTGCCCTGGCCACATGCCTAATGGGCATTACAGGAGCAATTGACTGGGGACAGTTCGGTTATCTTATGGCGGCTGGGCTTAACGGCGCATTTGCTCTGCTCCTTGAATTCGCGTCCACGTTTGACTGGACAGAATTTGGCAATAACGTGGCAACGGGTATCAGCTCATTTTTCCAGACCTTCCAGTGGGCGCAGGCAGGTGAGGCCCTAAGCACATTTGTAATTGGAATCCTTGACTTCTTGATAACCGCAGTGCAACAGACAGACTGGGCATCTTTTGTGCAGGGCATTGTTGACTGTATTGAGGCGGTGGACTGGATTGGCCTTGCAGGGAAAATTTATACGCTGTTATATTCTGCGTTGGGTGTTGCTTTTGGAGCCTTGGCTAACTTTATCGGTACTCTGATAGCAGACGGATTTGCAAAAGCAAAGGACTATTTTAACGGAAAGATAGAGGAATGTGGTGGTGATGTATGGGAGGGAATGCTAAAGGGGATTGTAGATGCTGCCAAGGGGGTAGTCTCCTGGATTAAGACCAACGTGGTGGATCCATTCATCAATGGCGTGAAGGCAGGTTTTGGAATCCACAGCCCGTCAACCGTCATGGCCGGTATGGGACAATACCTTTGGGAAGGTTTCTGTGAGGGCGTCAAGGAATTCTTTTCTGACCCAGGAGCATTCATTAAAGCCAACATCACAGACCCGTTCGTGAATGGCATCAAGAGCCTGCTGGGCATTCACAGTCCGTCAACCGTGCTGGCCAGCATCGGTTCTAATACCGTGGCCGGATTCAATCAGGGCGTTACCAATGAGCAGGCAGCTTCCCAGAGCGTGGTTCAGTCCTGGGCGTCGGGTGTGGCCAGCTGGTTCTCTAATAAGTTTGGTATTAGTACCGGAGACTCTACGGAGGCCAGGCAGTGGGCAACAAGCATCCTGTCCGGGTTTAACAATTCGGTCAGCAAGAACTATACGAAGTCCCAAACGGTCATGCAGACCTGGGCGGAGAATGTCCGGAAGTGGTTTGTGGGCGCGGATGAAGCCCAGGGAGTCAATGAACTGTCCTGGACAAAGTTTGCAGACCTTATTATCCAGGCATTCAAGGTCAAGATTGAAGGAAGTCACACGGAAACACAGGCACCAATGGAAGCCTGGGCTAAAAATGTGCGGGAGTGGTTCTGGGGAGACAGCAATCCTGAAGGGACCGGTGGCATGTATGCGGCCTTTTACAATATGGCCAGACGCATCAACGAAGGCTTCGCGAACGGAATATCTGACTTTGCGTACATGGCTAAGAACGCAATCCGCAAATGGGCTCGCGAGGCCATGGAAGCAGCGGAAGAAGAATTTGATATCAACTCTCCGTCCAGGGAGTTTTACAGCATAGCAGAGTACGTTGTGCGTGGATTTAACGATGGCATCAGTGCTATGGCATCATCATCCCGAAGCACGGTTCAGAAATGGCTGGATGGCGTCCTGGACGTGTTTGACGGTGTAAATGTGCAGCTGCCAATCGGTATTAATATCCCGAATGCAGCATCATACCTGCCCAGGATGGCCAGTGGAACCATTGTGCCACCAAGAGCTGGGGAAATGTCCTCCAGCATGAGGAATATGGCAGGTTATGGCCAGGAGGAAGCTATGGGCTACCTGATAGGCAAGATGGAAGAAATGATAAGCCGCCTGCAGGCGGAAGGGAATAAGCCAGTACAGATTGTCCTGAATCTGACCGGGAACCTGGCTGCACTGGCCCGGGTGCTGAAACCGGAACTGGACAAAGAGGCTGCGCGCAAAGGTGTAAGCCTGGTAATTGTAGGAGGCTAATATGGACAGTGTATTTTTGCTGGATGGAAAGGTGTACAACGTTGAGGTAGAGAAGGATTCTCTGGAACGCAGTTTTGCGGTGACTGATACGGAACAGTCCGGACGTACCTTAGACTATGCCATGGACCGGGATATCATAGGGACTTTCTACAACTACACGATGAAGGTATACCCTAAGACGGAAGACCTGGCAGCGTATGATGCGTTCTATGATGCCGTTTCGGATCCGAATTATGCGAGTCATGAGATGACCTTCCCCTATGGTCAGGAGACATTGACCTTCCAAGCCTATATCACCCAGGGGAAGGATAAGCTTAGAATAAGGCGAGGTAAAAATATTTGGGGATTGGATGGCCTGTCCCTCAATTTCACAGCCATGGAACCACAGAGGAGGCGGTAAGATGGAGTGGGACATAAGGGTAGGGACCAACGGACAACAGCCGTACTCATCCGTGGATGACCTGACCAGTTTTGAACAGAACTTACCGCCCTATGCCTACTGCCTACCCCGGTATGCGAGGCTGGACGGGACCTATGCGAATACCCCGAATGCAATCCCGATTGGTAAGAATGGGTACATCAGCACGGCCTTGAGTGACCAGGATGGGGCCTTTGGGGTACCGCCAATGATAACAGTCACCTTTGACCGGCTTAAGACCAGCAATGGCGTGTCCATGGTTTTTAACAGAGTATCCGGGGATTATGCCAGCAGGCTTAAAATCTCCTGGTACAAGGATGCGGAACTGGTCCAGGAGCAGGAGTTTGAACCGGATGGGGTGGAGTACTTCTGCCGGGCCAAGGTGCCGCTGTTTAATCAGCTGGTCATCACGTACCTTGAGACCAGCCGGCCATACCGTTACCTGTGGCTGTCCGTACTGAAGAACCAGAGGATGACGGATGCGGGTGGGCTTAAGATTGTCTACGATGACATTGCCCTGGGGGCCTCAGAGGACAATACGGCGGCTTCGGGCGATCATGATTACTATGTTGACCTCCAGGACCTGAAATCGGGGGTAGAGTTCCCGGATTATGCCATGTGTCTGCCCAGGTACGCGAGGATGGATGGCAACTACAACAATGCTCCGGACGAGCTGGCTGACATGGGGTATGTGAGTGACAGCATATCCGACGAAGGCGGAACATTTGGAAACCCGCCTTCAATCACATTCACATTCGGTCAAACTTATTCCAGTGTGGGGATAACACTGAGGTTCAACGATTATTCGGGGGACTACTGTAGTATGGTCAATATTAAATGGTATCGCGGGGATGAACTGTTATCAGATCGGGATTATTCCCCGGACAGTCCGGACTACTTCTGCTATGGCATAGTGGATTATTATAACCGGGTGGTCGTTACCTTCCTGAGGACCAGCAAGCCGTATCGCAACGTATTCCTGACAGGGATAACCTGGGGACTCATCCGTGTGTTTAAGGATGATGAAATAGAGGATATCAGCTGCCTGATGGAGCTGAGCCCTATATCCGAAGAGGTAAGCATCAATACGATGGACTATACAATCCGAAGCAAGTCTGATTATGCGTTTGAATTTCAGAAGCGGCAGAAACAGACGCTGTATTTTGACGAGGCAATACTGGGGATTTTTTATCTGAAGGATGGGAAGCAGCTGGGAGCGAAACGGTATTCGGTGGAGACACAGGACGCAGTGGGAATCCTGGATAACAACCAGTTCATGGGCGGAGTGTACAACAATGCTTTGGTATCAGACATCCTGGCCGGTATTATGGCCGGAGAAGGTATCACATACTTTTTAGATGATGTTTATGTAGATGCGCGGGTGAGTGGGTACCTGCCAATATGTACGAAACGTGTAGCACTGCAGCAGCTGGCCTTTGCCATTGGCGCCCTGGTAGACACCAGTTACGACCGGCAGCTGTACATATACCCACAACAGACCGAGGTCACCAGCGAGTTCACGGCCAAAGATATCCGGTTGGGGTTAAGTGTGGAACACAGTGACATCATAACCGGCATCCGGCTGTATGTACATAGCTATACCCAGGGGATGGAATCCGCGCAGTTGTATAAGGGGGTACTGGATGACACTACGAAGATAGAGTTTTCAGAGCCTTACCACAGTCTGTCCATTACTGGAGGAATCCTTGGGGAGCATGGAGACAATTATGCCTGCATAACCGGCACAGGCAATGAAGTGGTACTGACCGGGCTTAAGTACAATCATAGCACGGCCATGCTGCTGAAAGAGGAACCAAAGATTACGCAGAATAAAAACATTGCCGAAGTCAAGGAGGCCACACTGGTGACAGCCGGAAATGCGCAGGCGGTGCTTGACCGGGTATATGGATACTACAGCAATAATGAAAGTATCAGTTTCCGCTCCACTATCAATGACCAGGAGCTGGGAAACCGTGTGAATGTATTTACCGGTTTCCGGGGGACAATGACGGGCAATATCACGAAGCTGGATTTTAAGTTTAGTAGGCGTAAGGTAACGGCGGAGGTGACGGTAAGATGAGTACGGTATTGGAAACGCTGATAACGGATAGGACGGCCGCAGACCTGGCCAATGACACAGATAGGGCATATATAGCCTATACAGACTTAAACCGTGTGGAAGAGGCCTGTGCGCTGTTGGCGGGGCGTCTGGGGGTGACCATACAGACCAAGGCATGGAAGATGGAGGACTTCCGGACGGATACGGAGATGTCCAGGCTGCTGAATAACATTAAAACGCTTCGGGCTGCCTATTATACGAAGGCCAGTACTCCGGCCATCCCCGCAAAAATAACATATGAAAGCATTTACCAGGCAAATGATATCGAACAGATACTTAAGGACCTGGGAGATATGTATGACAGCATGGTGAGTGGACAGCAGCGTTTGGCGTTTAGGCTGGGCATGAGGGCAATAGGAAACAGGAGGCAAGAATGGCATTAAAGACAGATTACAAGGCAGATGTGTTTGAGGGCAACCGAAAGTATCAGATAATCCAGGATGGGGAAGGAAAATCAGAAATACTGGACGTGACAGAATATAGCCAGGAAGGTGATGTGTTTGGTCCAAAGGACATTAACGCTACGAATAAGGCAGTGAATGCCCTGAACCATGTTGTACCCGTCACACTTCAAGCATCCGGGTGGAGCACTGCGGCCCCATATACCCAGACTGTGCCGATAGAGGGGCTGACAACGGAGGACAACCCCATACTGGTAAAGGTGATTGCAGACGGGGCGACGCCGGAACAGGTGAAAGCGTATAACAAGGCATTTGGGATGATTGACGATGGGGACACGGCAGATGGCCAGGCAACATTTAAATGTTACAATAAGAAGCCCACGATTGACCTGACCGTGGGATTGAAAGGGGT